ATACTCTTTTTTGTGGTCTGGATACTGATTTGCAGGAAGGTGACCGGGTTGTTGTTACCCAGAGAAATGGCCGCCAGGTATCTCTTTATGTTGGAGAAGGCTTTCCGTATAGCACGCATCAAGAGTTTTCGGTTAAACGAAGTGATACAGCATGAGCCATACTTCTTGTAGCAATTACCGCAGAAATAAGGCAGCAATAGATAGTTTTAGGAAAGAACTTGTTGGCATGCTTGGTGATATTTCAGAAATTGATATTGCAATCTTAAATAAAGTGGGAAACAAAACTGTGAGGTGGCTTAAGGAAAATACACCGGTAGTAACAGGATTTATGAGAAAAAGCTGGCGAGCCAATCCAACTATTAAAAAAGGGGATAGAACTGAAAAATTAATTGTTAATACAGCAGACTACTCTTCATATGTGAATTACGGACACAGAATAGTCAACAAAAAAGGTGAGACGGTTGGATTTATCGAAGGCAAATTCATGCTTGAAAGAGCTTTATCCAAGGCTGATAAAGAGATAGTTAAAGCTTTTGAAGAGGAAGTCAGGAGGGTGAGCAAAGAGCATGGTAAATGAGATAATTAATACGGTAACGAAAAAAATAAATGAATTATACCCAAATTGTAAGTGCTACACTGATGACATTCCGCAGAAATTTACTCCGCCGGCTTTTGTTGTTTTTACAATCGATCAGGATTATTCAAAACGTCTGAATAACAAATATAAAAGCCGGATAAGCTTTGACCTTGCTTACTTTTCTGATAAGCCAAAACAGGAAATAAAATCTGACTACCTTGCTGTACAGGAAAAATTATTAAGAAATTTTGATGTTTTCGGGACATTCAAAGCAACTAATAAAAATGCTCGGATTACTGATAATGTGCTGCATCTGACATTTGATGTTAATTATGCAGAAATGAGAACGGAAACACCAGTCCTAATGCAAACGCAAACAACTAATACAAATATTTAAGAAAGGGTGAGTACCTAAATGGCAGGAACATGGACCAATCAAAATAAAATTCTTCCTGGCGCATATCTGAATTTTAAAACAAATGCCCCTCTCTCAATTACACCGGGAGAAAGGGGTATTGCTGTTATACTGCAGGAAGTCAGTAAAGGCGCAACCGGGGACATGTATAGGATAACTGCTCTGGACCAGAGCCAATGGCCGGAAGGTGTAACTGCAGATGATAAGTTATTGACAAATGAAGCACTAAAGGGTGTAAACACAGTAATAGTATACAACCTGGGTGCAAATCATACTTCAGATGCTGTCGAAACAGCCCTGGCCAAACTTATGACGGAAAATTTTAATGTTTTGGCCTACCCATATGATGGAGCATCATATAGTACAAATAAAACGGTTATAAAAACCTGGGTTGATATGATGCGGGATGAAGAAGGTAAGAAGGTACAGGCTGTTATGGCTAATTTTGCAGCTGATGATGAGGCAATCATAAATGTTACTCAGGGTGTAAAGCTTACTGATGGGACAACTCTTACTGCTGCACAATGCACTGCTTGGGTAGCTGGTATTACAGCTGGAGCAGCGATTAATCAGAGTAATACCGGTAGAAAGTACGGGGGAGCTATTGATGTAGTACCACGGATGACAAAGACCGAGATGGAAGAAGCCATTCAGGCAGGCGAATGGGTATTTAAGGTTGATACAGCTCAAAATGTAACTGCTGTTTATGATATTAACAGCCTTACCACTGTAACTGTGGATAAAGACAAGGCATTTAAGAAAAATCGTGTAATCCGCACGATTGATGGCATAAACAATGACATTGTGGAGATCTTCGAAAGCAATTATGTCGGTAAGGTTAATAATAATGCTGACGGCAGATCGCTTTTAAGGGCAACCTTGATTGAGTATTTCAATGAATTACAGATGTTAAATGCAATACAGAATTTTGCTGCGGAGGATGTAACCGTATCACCTGGTACTGATTCCGACGCTGTTGTTATTGACTGTTATATTCAACCGGTTGACAGCGTAGAAAAAATTTATATTACTGTTAACTTATCATAAAGGAAGGAGGATTAAAATATGGCAGATAAATATACAAGACTTACGGATACCATAGCTGCTGATGAGGGTAAAGCGTACATAATTGTTGATGGACAGAATCGCGAACTCTTTGAAGCACAAAGTATAAGAGCCCAGCTCGAACTTATTGTGCAAGAGCGTAGGATGCTTGGCCATAAGATGACGCAGCATAAGGTTGTTGGTGTTAACGGTACAGGTTCATTAACCATGTACTTTATGAACAGCGAACAGCTCAACATCTTCCTTGAATACATGCGCACAGGCAGGTGGAAAACTATTAAACTGTGGGCATACAATGAGGATCCTCAATCTACGGTTGGCAAACAAGAAGTGGTACTCAATAATGTGATATTTACAACCATACCTGTTATGGCACTGGAAGAATCAGACGACCCACTTACGTTTGACACTGACTTTACCTTTGATGGGATAGAGAACCTTAGCTCATTCCAGTTACCTGCAAATTACAGATAGTCTAAAAAGGGGGAGCAGCGATAACTAGCTCCCTAATTATTTAATATGAGGAGGAATAAAATATGAGCAGTTTACAAGCTTTCCTTAATCCAATTCATGTAGAAAACAAAGAGGTGATTATATCAAACAGATTCCAGGAAGAAGGGAAGCCGGTACCTTTTATAATCCGACCGATAACTCAGGAAGAGAATAAGCAATTGATTAGGAAATGCACCAAAAGAGACAAGAAAGGACAGGAGACTTTCGACAGAGCTGAGTACATATCTGAGCTGACTGCTGCTGCGGTAGTATTTCCTGACTTAACTAACACAGAATTGCAGAAAGCTTACGGTGTACTTGGTGCATCAAGCTTGCTCCAGAAAATGCTCTATGTTGGTGAATATGCAGAGTTAGCACAGGCAGTACAGGAACTGTCCGGGCTAGATACAGATATCAATGAGGATATCGAAGAAGTAAAAAACGAATAATGCAAGGTGATGCTGAGTTTAATTTAGCTCACTTCGCCTTGCAGAAATTACATATATTACCCTCAACATTGGCTAATATGAGCGACAAAGAAAAAGCTTTTATATATGCAAGTATACAGATACGTATTGAGCAAGAGAAGAAAGAAGCCGCTAAGATAAAGGCTATAAAGAGAGGAGGTAAGAGGCGTTAATGGCAAGTCTAAAAGCATTTATGACATTGATGACTGGCGGGTATGCATCCGGAATAAATAAGGTTATAAAGGATACAGATAAGGCCACTAACAAAATATTAGACGCTAGCGGAGTCGTTGATAAATTTAATAAAGATTTAAATTCCATAGATGTGAGCGCCAATACAGCAAGCAATGGTATCGGAAAACTGGTAAAAACAGTTGTAAGTTTAGCGGCATTAAAAAAAGGTATAGATGTAATAGATGAATATACCAACATTGCTACAAGACTTTCCCTCATTAATGATGGCCTTCAAACGCAAGAGGAGCTGCAAAATAAAATATTTGCTGCTGCAAATCGATCTCGTGGTGCATACTCAGACATGGCAAGTGCAGTTGCTAAAATGGGGTTGCTTGCCAAAGACGCCTTTGCCTCCAATGATGAACTTATAGCTTTTACAGAACTGGTGCAAAAGTCGTTTAAAGTTAGTGGCGCAGATACATCCGAACAACAAGGTGCCATGCGACAATTAAGCCAGGCTATGGCATCAGGAAGGTTACAAGGAGACGAGCTTGTATCAGTAATGGAGAATGCACCTATGATATACGATGCCATAGCTAAATATATGGGAAAAACCAAAGGAGAACTTAAGAAGCTATCATCAGAGGGTGTAATAACATCTGACATTATTAAAAATGCAATATTTATGGCTGCAGATGATATCAATACTAAGTTTGAAGATATGCCAAATACTTTCGGAGATATATGGAATAAGATTAAAAACGGTGCTTTACATGCATTTGGACCAGTTATAGAAAAAGTGAATGCTTTAATCAATACAGAAGGTTTTCAAGATTTTGTAAGCAACCTGATTAATGCTTTTAACCTTGTGGCAGGTACTGTAAGCTGGCTAATTGATGTAATTATTAATGGTTGGGATACCATAGGGCCTATATTAGCTGTAATTGCGGGCGTTGTGCTTACTGCCATAATTGCAAAAATATGGGGAGTAGTAGCTGCATTATTTGCGCAAGGTGCGGCTACTCTGATAGCGTTATGGCCGCTTTTATTAATTATAGGGGTAATAGCCATTGCAATAGCCGCAGCAAGGCAACTTGGGGCAACATGGGAGGAGGTATTCGGGTTTATAGGAGGGGTAATCGGAACGTTTGTAACCTTTTTCTACAATGTGTTTGTAACAATATGGAATGTTGTGGCCGCCTTTATAAACTTTTTCGGAAATGTATTTAATAACCCTATAGCATCTATTAAAACGCTATTTCTTGATTTAGTTGTGACCGTGCTTGGGTTTATTGAGAAGATAGCAAAGGGAATAGAAGATTTGCTTAATAAAATTCCCGGTGTAAATGTGAATATTACCAGTGGAATAACAAGCCTTAAGGATAAGTTAACTGCTAAATCCGCTGAAATTAAATCAGAAGCTGAGCTTAAGACATATGTTCAATCAAAGGAATTTATGGATTTTTCCGAAGGTTTTGAAAAAGGCAGTAATATTGGTAAAGATTTAGTTAATAAAATAGGCAATGCTTTTGACATGTCAGGAATTTCTACAGATAAAGGTTTTGACATGAGTCAATTCGGAACTAGCCAAAATCCTCTTAATGTAGAAGGCAAAGTCAAAGTCGAAATGTCAGATGAGGATCTAAGATATTTAAGAGAAATTGCAGAGCGCGATTTCATTAATAAGTTTACCACTGCTACGTTAGCCCCAAATGTAACCTTTAACTTTGGAGATATTCACGAAACAGCAGATATTGAAGTAGTTAGAAAAGAACTTGAAGCAATAATGCGTGAAGAAATCGCAATATCAGCTGAGGGGAGTTATTGATTATGAGTAATTATGTGGTATGGTTTACTAAAAATAAAGAGATATATAGACTTCCTGTCAATCCTGAAGAAATCACAGAAACCAGTCGTATGGCTATTGAAAAATATAATGTTTTAAATCTGGGGCAAATAGCCGTACCAAATGGATTGGAACTAAGGGAGTTTTCATTTGAGTCTGAATTTCCCGGAAAGGTAAACCATTATGTTGAGGATCCTGATAATTTTCGGACACCGGATGAATGGATAAATCTCTTTAAAACCTGGAGAGATAATAAAGAACCAGTATTATTCACATATGCATATGGTCAAAAATATGTTTCTGAAGGGAAGGTAACAATTGATGATGCA